AAGGCGAACCGCTCATTTCCATGGCCTTCCACACCCGCATATCTTGGCACAAAAGCGCTACAGCGGCTACCTTAAGCTGCTGGTTTGAGAGTTCTCTGGCCAACTTTATGCGTTCGCAGTTGGCGTCGGTAATGGCTGTACCACCTGCGACACCGATGACGGTCGAGCTGATGGCCCCAGAGATGGGGATAGCACAGATGTCATTACCCATCGCAGAGATAGAAGGGGCCATAGCCGTAGGCGGGGGTTGTCCATCGTACCGGATAGTTGTGTCTTGCGCAAAGACAACGGATACTAGCAGGAAAGGGGCTAAGCGTTTCATGATGTCTTGTACAGCTCAAAAAGGTTACGACGCCCGGAAAACAAACTACTACCGTAGATACTTTCAGTAATATCGCTGTTCGTTGGGTTAAAACCTACTACATAGTTGCCGTTGTTGTACCAATAGTAGTTACCGCGTATCGAGCCCCAACCGCTGTAAGCAGGCATATCAGGGCCATCTGAATCGCCTTTTTCACTGAGAAGAATTGATACACGCCCTGCAGGAAGTGTGCGGCTACCGGGGCCCCAGTCATAGATGTTTTGAGAAACGCTCCACAAACCGGGTAAAACCATGAGCGCTGTCCACGCGCCTCGGTTAGCCGTGCTACGCACAAAGCTGATATAGGCGCTTGTGATGTCTGCAGTAGAAGCATTTACGTACCGCAAAGCTAAGCCTACGGGGTTAGCCGCGTATGTGTAGTGATTTTCGTAAATAGAAGGGCTTGACGTTGTAGCGTTAAACCCGGTAACACCGTGTCCAAAAATCATGAACACAAGCGTCATTGACCCGCTGACAGTCGGCAAACCTGCGTTACTGAAGCCGTAGCTAACGGTAGATGGGTTTGTGTAGCGCTGATACGGGTTATTGATAATTTGAACGTCACCGGGGTAACTACTCTGGGCATAGCAGTTTCTGAATAAAGACCCTCGGTTATTCCAGAAGTTACTCAAGCACTCCTGCCCATCTCCCTCAGCTTTGGCACCCGCGAAGTTTCCCAAAGAAATGGTACCGCTAGTGGGGATGTTAGCCGTTGTCGACGTGTTTCTGACGTAAGTGCCGCCCCGATAGTAGTTACTCAAGACGATTGGGGACGGGCCTCCAAACTCGTTTTGAATACTGGTCAACGATATGTTTGTTGATGGGACGGTCATGCTAGCCCCTTATACCGAAGAGAAGGCGGTCATGTTGCCTTCAGCAAAGGTATTGCCTGACGAGTCAATACGGAACACATTGTTGCTGCCGTATTGGAAATACAGGCTACCACCCGACTCATACACAGTCCAGTTGGTGGTCTTGATTGTGCCACTACCGACGTTCACGTTACCTGTGACGTTACCTGTGACGTTGCCAGTTACAGCGCCAATCAAGTTAGCAGTAATGGTGCCCGCCGTAAAATTGCCAGACGCATTACGCATGACAATCGTATTACCTGTGTTGCTTGCTGTAGCAGTCGTCTCGTCGTTGCCAATCACGGCTACAGTAGAAAACGCACTGGTGCCGTTGGCACGTAGCAAGCCTGTAAACGTGACGTCAGCAATCTTTCCTGTACCGCCGCTGGTAACAGGCAACGCAGAACCAAGCGTCAAGGACTGAAGGTGATTCTGCTGGTAAGCAAAGTCCGTACCATCTGTCCAAAGCAAAACGCTCTTACCTGTGGGGATCGCAATGCCAACTCCAGCTGCGGTCGTGTTACCGATAATCGTGCTGTTGTAGACCGTTACCGTGTGCGCAGAGACGTTGACAACCTGATAAAGCTTTTCACAAGGGGGCGTGTAGACATTAAAGTTAGCGCCGGTAGTGGTGTTCAACACCAAAATTGCAGCACGTGCTTCGTCAGCGACACCGTTATTGGCTGTGAGCGCTTGATCAGTGCTGATCGTCGTGACGTACGAAACGCCCGTGATCGCTTCTTCAATACCAGCGCTCATGTTGGTATTGGTTGTAACGCCCCAAGTACCCGCTTGGGTACCGCTTTCAATCAGCTCGAGGCGTAGGTTTGGTGTATACGAACTCATCTTGTCACCCTCATGTTGGTGGCGGTGGTTGCCAATCTATCACTTGTACCCAGTCAGGGGGAGGTGTGTCATCTTCCACAACTTCCCAGACACCTGAACGTGCCGACAGCTTGACTTGTGCATCCAGCGCGTCAACAACCAACACGTTGTAGATACTGAACGGAGCGTCTGAAGAGTCTTGTGCTGACACGGCTTCTGTTACCCTAACTGTAGCAATAAACACGCCATTTTGCACCTCTGTGGCATTAAGCGTTTCGACAACGTTCATGTCGAACTCTACTTGAGCCGTCAAAATGTCTAGGGCTGTTCCAGCTTCAATCAACGAAACAACGTAGTCTGCTAGTGTAGAAACGGCATCCGTAGCGTTGACACTCTCAGTAATGGGCGCTGTATAAGAACCGCTTGGCTGCTGTGCATCAGTAGCTGTAATGCTCTCTGTCAACGCTGCTGTAGCATCGAGTTGAGTTGTTTCTGTCGCGGCAGCAAGGGCTGTTTCGATCACTGCCACTGGCATGATCAAGAGACCTGTCTGTGTTGTAGTCGCTGCGCCAGCTTCCACAACTGCGGCGATAAACCCGGCAGAAGACGTGTAGGCGTCTGTCGCACTGGCAGTTTCGGTCAGGGCCGAATTCAAGTTGTGGGCGGAGGTCTGCGAGTCTGTTGCCGTAACGAGTTCAGTCAGAGTCGCTACAAAGGACTGGATCGTCGTAGTAGTATCGGTTGCCGATACGGTTTCTGTCACACTAGCTACGGCATCAACTGCGGTAGTGATAGCGTCTTGTGCGGTAAGCGTTTCCGTGACGCTGGCTGCTGCGTCCAAAGTGCGGGTGCTGCTGTCGGTAGCTGTCACGCTCTCAATCACGGCACCAACGGCGGCCAACTGGGAAGACTGGCTGCTATCTACGGTTACGCTTTCGCTCACAGCGTTGACGGACACCATGCCCGAAGTCACGCTGTCTGAGGCGCTGACAGACTCAGAAATCAAACCAACGCGTATTGCTCCAGCCGATTGGGTCTCAGTGGCCGTAACTGACTCAGTAACCGCACCCACCGCGTTAAGCTGCGAGGTCAGGCTAGTCTGAGCATTGAGCGCTTCGGAGAGGGCCCCTACTGCATCAAGCTGCGAAGCCTGTGTATTGGCCGCCGTAACACTTTCAGAAACAGCTCCGTTTGTGGCGTACTGACTGGTCTGTGTAGCCTGTGCATTGACCGTTTCTACAACAGTGTCTGTTACAGAGTACTTTGTTGTGCTGCTATCTGTAGCTGTAACACTTTCGCTCAAAGACGCAATGGCCACCAACTGGCTTGTTACAGGCGCTTGAGCGTTGCCAGCTTCGGTGATGCTGACCACAGCATCCAACTGGGTTGTGATAGCGTCTTGTGCAGTCAGCGTTTCTGTGACCGCAGCTCCTGCGAACTGATCGGCAGCGAAGCTATCGGTTGCCGTCACGCTTTCATTGACGACGCCGTTAACGATGTACTTGGATGTAACGGTGTCAGTGGCTGAGCTACTTTCAACGATCACGCCCAAACGCACCATAGAGGCTGTCTGCGTTGTTTGAGCAGCACCGGCTTCAGTCAAGAACGCTACTGCGTCCAAACGGCTAGAAACAGAATCAGCGCTGGAAACTGTCTCACTCAAAGCCGCAGCCAAGTCCTGCTGGGCTGCAACGGAGTCGCTGGCAGTAACGCTTTCCGACACCGCTCCACCCATTTGGTGGACACTGGTTGAAGAGTCTGTAGCCGTTACGGACTCTGTAAGCGAAGCAACCACTAACTGCGTGAGAGACACGGAGTCTTGCGCAGTAACAGTCTCGTTGACAACACCGGGGATGGTGACCGTCACAGCTTGCGTAGCTTGAGCGTTGGCGCTTTCTGTCAGGCTGGATACTGCATCGAGCTGGGCGCTTTGTGCACCCGTGGCATTAGCGCTTTCTGAAACAGCTACACGCCAATCGACGAGGGCTACAACGGTGTCTACAGGTGTAACGGCTTCAACAATAACGTCCGAAATCCCGTGTACGCTTACCACCTCATCAGAAGCCGACAGGACTTCCTGCACCTGCGCAACAGCGGCCATGCCGCTTGTAACGCTATCCGTGCTGCTCACCGTCTCTGACAGTGCAGCTACAGCGTCCATTGCAACCGTTTGTGTGGCTTGTGCGCTGGCTGTTTCTGTCAAGCTGGCGACAGCGTCTAGGCTTTCAGTCTGAGCGTCTGTGGCAGTAACTGACTCGCTCAAGCTGGCAACTGCCACCAACTGGCTAGTAAGCGTATCCTGCGCCGTCACGCTTTCATTGACCGCGTTTGCAAACGTCTGAGCGGTAGAGACAGCATCTTGAGCCGTGACGGACTCAGTGACAGCGCCTGTGGCCCCTTGCCCGGTTGTGACGGTATCTGCTGCAGACACGCTCTCATTAACTGCCAACACAAAGTCAACAAGTGATGTGACCGAGTCTGTTGAAGTGATGGTTTCAGTCAGGGACGCAACTGCGTCAAGCTGTGTGGTGCTGGCGTCTACAGCAGTAACGGTTTCTGTCAGTGCAGCAGCGGCGTCTAGCTGTGCTGCCTGTGCGTTGGCAGCACTAACACTTTCACTGATACTGTCAACAAACACCTGAGAAGTTGTCACCGAGTCCGCGCTTGTCACGGTTTCAGTCAGGCTGGCTACAGCCACTTGACCTGCGGCGACAGAGTCCTGCGCTGTCACGCTCTCGGCAATCACAGAGATGGCATCAAGCTGCGAAGTAACAGCGTCAGCGCTGGTAACTGTTTCTGTAAGGTCCGCGACAGCTTGTAGCACGCCCACCTGTGTGGCGGTGCTGGTGACGCTTTCTGTCAAGGCAGCAGTTACTGCTTGCTCGGTTGTGACTGAGTCTTGTGCGGTGACGGTTTCTGTCACGTCTGCAATGAACGCAGCCTGCGCACTGACCGCGTCTTGTGCGGTCACACTTTCAGAAATAACAGCTGCAAGTGTCGGGGTGGCGCTCACGCTGTCTGCAGCAGTAACCGTTTCAGTAACGGCACCCACCGCGTCAAGTTGAGAGGCTACAGCGTCTGTGCTGGTGACGCTTTCTGTCAGAGCAGCCGTTACTGCTTGTTCGGTTGTGACTGAGTCTTGTGCGGTGACAGACTCCGCTACGCTTGAGTTAAGCGCTGCAGTGGCCGTTTGTGTGTCTGTGGCTGTAACGCTTTCTGCAACCGCAGCAGCAAGAATAAGTCCTGCAACCTGAGTTTCTTGGGCGGTAGCTGTCTCAGTGACAGCACTTGAGGCTATCAGTAAGGCAGTCTGCGCATCGAGCGCCGTGAGGCTCTCGAGCACATATTCATCGTAAGTTTGGCCCCCCGCAAACGGCAGCGCGGAAAATGGGGTTTGCGCAAGCGCGGAAAAGCCAAGCATGAATCACCCGCCCAAGGTCAGGGCTTAACCGTTGAGAGCGGTCAAGCGATTCCAAACAGACTGTGCAGCAGCAACAGGATCAAAAGGAACAGGAGGGTCTTCGGGGTTTTGACTGAATTGGACCCACTCACGGCCCACTTCGGTCAAGTACGCTTGCAAATCGGCTTGACTTGCAACCACTTCAAAATCCCCAGTAGCGCCATCCTTGGCAATGCCAATCATGACCACATCACGGGGAGGCGGTTCATCTTTCACACCGACGCCATACACGCCACCGACTCCGTCTTCACCTAGATAAAGATACTCAGGAATCTCGCCGCGTTGCGTCAAGCGGTATTTGATGCACTGATACGCCATGTTTATGCTCCTTGGGCGTACTGCCCACTAAACAGGTATGAACCAAAGTGTCCTACTTCGCACCATGGCGCTGCCCATACAGTCCCGCCGTGCTGCCTGTAATTGTGGCAGAAAAAGAAGTCTTCGGATAGCAGTAGATCATCTTTGACCCCAACATCGAAGAAATTCCCTACCTTGGCATCAGACGGGATGGACGCACCACCGTTTGAGTAGTATTGAACGTGAGGCGCGAGTGTGTCAAAGACATCTCTACGAATAAGCATCATCCCGGTTCCGGCGTGTTTGACTTGAAATGGCTCGGTTGGAGACTTCATCTCATGACCTTCAAGCGGGGTGATGTTGAATATACCCGTTAAGGATGCCAGATTTGGGTGCCCAAGTAAAGCCCCCTGACGCACACGGTTCCAGTTTATGCCTTTCATGGGTACACAACCCGCCATCAAAGCTTTGTCAGCCTTGAGCATACGGGCTACATCTTCGGGACGAAACTTCTGATCTGCGTCCATGAACAGGAGGTGGGAGGCATCTGTTTGCAGAAAGTGCCAAGCGATCGTGTTACGAGCGCGTTGAATGAGCGACTCGTTACCCAAGAAAATACAGGTGAGCTTGTGCCCACCTGCCATCATCGCTTCTTTGAGCGCCAGTATAGACTGGACATACTCACTGCAACACATGCCGCCGTACATAGGAGTGCCGACGACGAGGTGCATGACTTACTCCTGAGTGTCTTGAGCTTGGCCAGTTGTGGGGGCGTGCTCAATCAGGTTAGTCAAAGACGACAGATCCAGAATCTGGAAGCCGCGACGCTCAGCAAAATCCCGGGGGCAGTCAAGCCACTTGTCTGCACAAGCCTCAAGCCAAGCCATTGTCATCTCATGCGTGGGTGCTTTGCCTTCGGAGACCAGTTGGTTTTCCAAGTTCAGATAGGCAAACATTTCCGCTTGCGCCTGCGCAGCGTTGATACCCAGCTCAAACAAATAAATGAGGTTGCCTTCGTCGATCATGCCATTGCGGCTACGGGCAGCGTTGAGCGCTTGCTTCATACAGGTCATGATGTGGTAGCGAGATTCTTCGCGCTCAAAGTCTTCTTCTGTGAGCATCTCTTTACCGATTTTCTTCATCAAAGCGTCGTGCTGGTTGACAAAGAAGTTCATCTTACGCACTGCACCTTCCATGTGGTCTTGGGTGCTTTTGAGCTGTGAGCGAAGTTCCAGAATCTCCACCTCCAGCAGTTCGCGGTCAAAGCGGTCGATCTCGGTGTCGTTCTCCAGCTTGTGCTCCTTGCGGCGCAGTTCAATCTGTTTCTTCTGCACGTTGATGTAAGCTTCTTGTAAGGCAGCACGGGTGCGGTCGATTTCAGCCAAGGTGTGCTTGACAGAACGGATGGGGGTAAGCGCAGTGACGTCAATGGTGACGCCCATGAACTGGGAGTGTGACTTGTAGAAATTGGAGGAGTCCCGCACGACTGCGGGGAGCTTGGCGTCGATGTTTTGCAACATGACGTTGTACTCTGGCTTGGAAGTGACCAAGCCTGTTTGGATGTTACGAATGATGATGTCGCCCATTGTGCTTCTCCTGTTTGGTTATATGGGAAGTACAAGTGTACATCATCATTCGCGCGTTTTACAAACCCCCGTGACAGTTGGATGTGCCGGCTAATTGCTTGCGTGCAACTGTAAGGTCACCAAAGTCTGTGGCGTTGCCAGTAGAGGCAATAGTCACGTAGTCGATGACGTTGGAGAAACCGCCTGGATTCCCACCCCCAAACAGTCCACGGGTGCTTGAGGAACAGGCGGCTGGATCGCTGCGTGCAACTGTGAGGTCACCAAAATCTGTGGCGTTGCCTGTAGAGGCAATAGTGACGTAGTCGATGATGTTAAGCACACCAGCTGAATATGCGCCGCCAAACAACCCACGGGTGCTTGAGGAACAGCCGGCTGATTGAGTGTATGTACCTGTGAGGTCACCAAAGTCTGTGGCGTTGCCTGCAGAGGCAATAGTAACGTAGTCGATGACATTAACGTAGCCTGTTGACGCGGATCCACCACCAAACAGCCCCCGGGTGCTTGAGGAGCAGCTGGCAAGCCAATAGCGTGCAACAGTTAGGTCACCAAAGTCTGTGGCGTTGCCAGCAGAGGCAATCGTGACGTAGTCAATGACGTTGGAGAAAGCTCCTGCGTAGCCACCCCCAAACAGCCCACGGGTGCTTGAGGAACAGCCGGAAATAGCTTCGCTTGCAACTGTGAGGTCACCAAAGTCTGTGGCTAGCTGTTGTGTGGCATAAGTGACGTAGTCGATGACGTTTGTTGTTGGGCTACCACCACCGAATAGTCCACGGGTGCTTGAGGAACAGGCGGCTAAACCGGAGCGTGCAACTGTGAGGTCACCAAAATACGCCGCGTTGCTTGTAGTGGCAATATCAACGTACTCGATAAGGGTTGAGTTACTACCTGTAGAACCGCCACCAAACAGCCCGATGTTGCTACTGGAGACGTCGACAGAGGCTTGAACAGCAGGAGCGCTTGAGGAGCAGGCAGCAATACCTTCGCGTGCAATTGTTAAGTCGCCAAAGTCTGTGGCGTTGCCTGCAGAGGCAATAGTGACGTAGTCGATGACGTTAGACGCACTACCTGTAGTTCCCCCGCCAAACAGTCCACGGGTGCTTGAGGAACAGGCAGCCAAGTTCCAACGTGCAACTGTGAGATCACCAAAATCAGTGGCGTTGCCAATAGAGGAAATAGTGACGTAGTCGATGACGTTGGTGACTGTAAAGCCGCCACCAAACAGTCCACGGGTGCTTGAGGAACAGCCGGCTACGGCACTGCGTGCAACTGTGAGGTCACCAAAATCTGTGGCATTACCAGCAGAGGCAATAGTGACGTAGTCGATGACGTTGGAGCGAGCTGCTTCGAAACCACCACCAAACAACCCACGGGTACTTGAGGAGCAGCCGGCTAAACCGGAGCGTGCAGCTGTGAGGTTGCCAAAGTTTGTAGCATTGCCTGTAGTGGCAATCGTGACGTAGTCAATACGGCTTGAGACACTGCCTGTAGTTCCACCACCAAACAGTCCACGGGTGCTTGAGGAACAGCCGGCTACGGCACTGCGTGCAACTGTGAGGTCACCAAAATCTGTGGCGTTGCCAGCAGAGGCAATAGTGACGTAGTCGATGACGTTTGTTGTTGAGCTACCACCACCAAACAGTCCACGGGTGCTTGAGGAACAGGCAGCCAAGTTCCAACGTGCAACTGTGAGGTCACCAAAATCAGTGGCGTTGCCGGCAGTGGCAATAGTGACGTAGTCGATAACGTTAGACGCACTGCCTGTATCCCCACCGCCAAACAGTCCACGGTCGGGGTTTGATGGCGGGACGTATGGTGCTGGCCACAGACCCAGTTTGATATACAACGACGCTTGTTCAAGCGTCCACACTCCGGGGGCAGCTGTTGTGGAGGGCTGTGTAGGAGTCGGCGTGATGAACCCGCCCAGATAGCGTTTACTCATTATGCGAGTCCTCCGTGACAGTTGGATGTGCCTGCTGGATATTGACGTACAACTGTGAGGTCACCAAAGTCTGTGGCGTTGCCTGCAGAGGCAATAGTCACGTAGTCGATGACGTTAGAGTTACTGCCTGTAATTCCCCCACCAAACAGTCCACGGGTGCTTGAGGAACAGCTGGCTAAGGCTTGGCGTGCAACTGTGAGGTCGCCAAAGTCTGTGGCGTTGCCAGTAGAGGCAATAGTGACGTAGTCGATAACGTTGGAGTTACTGCCTGTAGTTCCCCCGCCAAACAGTCCACGGGTGCTTGAACTACAGCCGGCTAAGGCGTAGCGTGCAACTGTGAGGTCACCAAAGTCTGTAGCGTTGCCTGTAGAGGCAATAGTGACGTAGTCGATGACGTTTGTTAGTGGGGTTTCACCACCACCAAACAGTCCACGAGTGCTGTTTGAGCAGGCGGCTATTTGGCCGCGTGCAAGTGTGAGGTTGCCAAAGTTTGTGGCGTTACCTGTAGAGGCAATAGTGACGTAGTCAATACGGCTTGAGTAACTGCCTGTATACCCGCCGCCAAACAGTCCACGGGTACTGTTAGAACAGCCCCCTATGCTATCGCGTGCAACTGTGAGATCACCAAAGTCTGTGGCTAACTGTTGTGTAGCATAAGTGACGTAGTCGATGACGTTGGAGTAGTTTGCTCCGTAGCCGCCACCAAACAACCCACGGGTACTTGAGGAGCAGCCGGCTAAACCGGCGCGTGCAACTGTGAGGTCACCAAAGTATGTGGCGTTGCCAGTAGAGGCAATATCAACGTAGTCGATAAGAGTTGTTGTTGCGTAACCACCGCCAAACAGCCCGATGTTGCTACTGGAGACGTCGACAGAAGCTTGAACAGCAGGAGTGCTTGAGGAACAGGCGGCTAAGTTGCTGCGTGCGACTGTAAGGTCACCAAAGTCTGTGGCGTTGCCTGTAGTAGCAATAGTGACGTAGTCGATGACGTTTGATGAGGTGCCACCACCGAACAGCCCACGGGTGCTGTTGGAACAGCCGGCAAGGGTGTCGCGTGCAATTGTTAAGTCGCCAAAATCTGTGGCATTGCCAGCAGAGGAAATTGTGATATAGGCGATGACATTAGTCATACTACCTGTATCACCACCACCAAACAGCCCCCGTGTAGCAGATGCAGCGGCGGCCACTGTGTACGTTCCTGCAAGCAAATCTCCAAAATCAGTGGCGTTGCCTGTAGCGGCAATAGTGACGTAGTCGATGACGTTAGAGTACGAACCGCTAAAACCCCCACCAAACACACCACGTGTAGCTGAACTACAGCCCGCAACGCCATAGCGTGCAACTGTGAGGTCACCAAAATCAGTGGCGTTGCCAGTAGAGGCAATAGTGACGTAGTCGATGACGTTGAAGTAACCACCTGAATATCCGCCACCAAACAGCCCACGGGTGCTTGAGGAACAGGCGGCCAAACCAAGTCGCGCAACTGTAAGATCGCCAAAGTCTGTGGCGTTACCTGCTGTTGCTACGGTTACGTACTCTATGGTGTTGTTACCTGTAGAGCCACCGTCAGAGGAACCGCCCCCAAACAACCCACGGGTGCTAGACGCACATGCAGCCAACTTTATGCGTGCAACAATCAAATCACCAAAATCAGTGGCATTGCCAGTAGTGGCAATGGTGACGTAATCAATGACGTTAGACGTACTACCTGCAAGTCCACCACCAAACAATCCACGGTCAACGGGGCCGGGAGGGGCAATTACAGGCCACAAGTTCAACCCTGCAGCTTGGAACTGCGAAGCAAGCGTCCATACACCGGAGTAATTAGGCATTATTGAAGTCCTCCGTGACCTGAACTACAGGCGGCTAAGTACGCACGTGCAAGTGTGAGATCGCCAAAGTCTGTGGCGTTACCTGTAGAGGCAATAGTCACGTAGTCGATGACGTTGGAGAAACCCGCGTCTGTACTGCCACCACCAAACAGTCCACGGGTGCTTGAGGAGCAGGCGCCTAAGCCGTAGCGTGCAACTGTGAGGTCACCAAAGTCTGTGGCGTTGCCAGTGGAGGCAATAGTGACGTAGTCGATGACGTTGGTTGTCGGGGAGCTGCCACCACCGAACAGGCCACGGGTGCTTGAGGAACAGCCGGCTAGGTTGGAGCGTGCAACGGTCAAATCACCAAAATCAGTGGCGTTGCCTGTAGAGGCAATAGTGACGTAGTCGATGACGTTGGAGTTAGCGCTTATATACCCACCACCAAACAGTCCGCGGGTGCTTGAGGAGCAGGCGGCTAAGCTGTGGCGTGCAACTGTGAGGTTGCCAAAGTTTGTGGCGTTGCCAGTGGTAGCAATAGTCACGTAGGAGATAGTGCCTAAGCTACCGTATGAATAGCCGCCACCAAATAAACCCCGCGTTTCATTTGAGCAGCCAGCTAAATCGTTGTATGAAAGTGTGAGATCGCCAAAATCTGTGGCGTTGCCGGTAGAGGCAATAGTGACGTAGTCGATGACGCTAGACGCACTACCTGTATACCCACCACCCCAAAGCCCACGGGTGCTTGAGGAACTGCTGGCGAAGCTGTTGCGGGCAACAGTTAAATCGCCAAAGTCTGTGGCATTGCCAGCAGAGGCAATAGCCACGTAGTCGATGACGTTTGAGCGTCCGCCTGTATACCCACCACCAAACAGTCCACGGTCGGGGTTTGATGCAGGTGTTGTGATCGGGGCGGCTAGTGTGTAAGGGCCGGGGCCGTAGCTGTTAAGCGCCCAGACTTGGAATGTGTATGTGGTCGACCCAGTAAGCCCAGTTACTGAAATAGGTGAAGTCGCATTTGTGCCGTAGGCACCCGTCGCAGGGTCTCCTGCGGCATAACCTGTGACGGCTCCACCACCCGTGTCAGTTGGCGCTGTAAAAGCAACAGACGCCGTTGAAGACGTCGATGCCGTGGCAATAACGTTAGTGGGCGCGTTGGGAACGCGCAGCGGGTCAATGCTGCTGGAGATGAGACCAGCGAGACGGCGAAGCGACATGGCCCACCGTCCTTAATTCAGCTCTTCGTAGCTGATGGTATAAGTGATCTTGCTGGCAGTACCTGAAGTCACAACAATGGACTTGTCCTCTTCCAGATAAATCGCCGTGGTCTTGTCAACCACAATCAGCGAAGCGTCTGCAGGAACAGCCACTGTCGACACGATTGTATAAGAAGTGCCCGATCCAGCCGCTGCAGTATTGATTGCCACCGTGCAGTCAACAGCGTTTGTGCCATCGACGTTGGAAGCAACGATCTGGTTGATCTTGAAGACCTTGCCAGACGAAGCCGCATTGGCAAGCAACACGTTTGCAGTAGTGTTCGCGGGCGTAGCGTACGCCGTCTTGCCGTAAATCGTTGATACGTTAACAATGTTTGGCGCAGCCATGTCTACCCCTTAGAAACCAAAAATCATCGCCATTGCGATGGATTTGCCTGTTGTAAGACCGGGATTGAAATACGACAACGAATTCCATGCAGTAGAACCGTCACCGATCTTCATGTACCCAGTATTTGTCTCGTACCCAATCTCGCCTTGAGCAAGTGTTGGGTTTGCAGACGTCCAGTTTGCCGCTGTGTCACGACGAACCTGAATAATGTCAGCCACTTGCGTTACCTCCGTCAATAACCTGAGCAGCGGTGTAAACAGATGTCGCCACGCCACCATCCACGTTCATGCTGCTAGAAGCAGCTGAGGCGGGAAACGTCACAAAAACGTCCTTTGCACCCGCGCTGAAATTGACCAAGTTGCCCGAATTGCTCGAAGACAGTACTGTGTCACGGCTCAGCGTTGTGCCAGAAGACGTGTAGGTACCAACACCGACCTCCCATTCGGAAGTGCCAGCGATGGTGTAATAGGTCGTGTTACCGTTGCCAATAACACTGAAAGAGCGAAAGCCGGTTTGTGCCCCGGCAAGCGTGATGGTGCCCGTACCTGTAGAGGTGGTAGTTTCCTTGACACGATCTGCAAGTACGAGCGCCATGATATTAGACCTTTACCAGATCTTCTTCTTTGAACCAGCGTTGTTGAACGCCGTTGCCGTCGGTGTACTCAACCAAATATTGAAGTTCACCGTCTTGATTCACAGCCAGTTGCAGCACGGTGCCTTGAGGGGCAGGTGCAGCCACTTTAACTGTGTCAGCGAGTTTGAAGCTAGCAGCCATTTTCTACTCCTTAAACGGAAGCGGTGTAGGTCACGTTCAAAGTGTCGCCGCTCACAACAGAACGGTTACCACCAGTGAAGTTACCAGCAGAGTACAGAATACCGGAAGTACCACTCTTGGTGCTGCTGGTAGTCATGAACGCGCCAGCGATAGTGGCCGTGCCGCTGATGTTAAAGGCTGTAGAAGTAGTGGACTTCGAGCCAGACGATGCGCTGTTCCAAGTAGGAGCAGGACGGGTTGCGTTGCTGTAAGCCACGCTTTCAGACCAACCAGAGTGCGACGACATAGAGTCACCAGCAGCATAGGTAGGAGAAGTGGCGCCATCAACCAAGCCCAAGTACCAAGCGGCAGTGTAGCTGGAACCTTCAAAATACTTGTCGAGCAAGTCGTTTTTACCGACTGTCACAACGAGGTTCTTGATGGTGTCAGTCCACTTAACTTGGCCGTCTTCACCAATACACTCAACGGTGTAGGTGCCGGTTACATGAAGTTGCTCATCTTGCCCTGCAGAGCGCGCAACAGCGGCTCCTGAAGCATCAATGGCGGACAGTTTTTCGGTTTGCATAGAAATGCTCCTTAGTCAATGCGCAGTATAGCGCTAGTTGCGGTTGCAGAGGGGAACTCAACAGTGAAATTGGTCATGGTCTTGTCAGAGCCAAAATCAAGCACAATCACTGCTGCATTGCTCTTGGAGCTATTGTAGATAAGAGCTCCGCGGGCTGTCAACGCAGCATTGAATACTGCGCTATCAAAGGACACGAACGCTGTGGTGCCCGAAGCCTGCGGATCAGGGTTCACAGTAAGGGTGATGCCCCCAGCTGTATAGCCCGTACCACTCACTTCGCCACTGCTCGTGTACTCTGAAGTGTCGGCGTTTAACGTGGCCTCAGCCGTGTACAACGCCATTTTGAACGTATCAGTTGTGAAATCATGCACGCCTTCCAAGAGTTCTTTCTTGAAGCTTGTGCACATGGTTTGAAATATCGCCATCGTCTTACCTCATCAGACCACTGGCAGGCGAACCTGCGAGCTGCGGTAGACATCTTGTCTGTCCATACCGTCCCCAAGACGTTTGGCCAAACCAAGGGCTTCTTTGTACTTCTCGTCGTACAGCTTGATCAAATCAGGCTCACCCTTCATGAAGGTGTATGCCTCAACCAGCGAACCGTACAACAGCACTGTATCAAAGTTATCTCCCAACCACGACTCATTGGTCTGAACGATTGAATCGGGATAGAAGAAATAGTGCAACTCCAGCATGTATGCGTCATCTGGAGTGGGGCCCAACATGAACACCAACTCGTTCTGGTTCACGTAACGAGGCCCGTACAGCCCGTAGTAGCGGGGCAACCCTTGATCGTTAGGGTTGGGGTACATCTGGCGCATGAAGCTAATGTCTTTGTTGAGCAAATACTCATATTCTCCAGTAGCGGGATTGATCACCGCCATGGAGTACGACGCCAAAAAGTTGTTGGGGCAAGCCAGATAGGTGTTACCCGCGATCGTGTAGCCTGTCACGTTACGGCGCAAAGCCGGGAACTGCACCGAGTTGTAAATACGCTCTTCAGCCTGCTTAACAAAGACAGGAATATTCGCTACGAAATCTTGTTCGTAGTTTTCTGTGTAAGCCTGTATGGCTGCGCGCAGCTCAGCGTAGGTCATGGCTCACCTCACGCCATGGGGCCGCGAGCGTAAATACCTTTAGTGGCAGCGCCTGTGCCACGGATTTTTGTCATGCCGCCTTTGGCGAGCTTGGTCTTGGGCTGGCCTTTGTGCAAATTGGCTTCGTGCTTGTTCACGGCCTTCTGCATCATGGCTTTGTCCATCTTGACATCAGTATGTTTCTTCGTTGCCATTTTTGGCTCCTTATGAACTGGTAACCGTTACTGTACCAACATTTCCAGCTGCCACCAAGGTATTTGGCGTCAACTCAATGTCAAAAAATCTCGATCCACCCACCGGGTTCCAACCCCACTGAATGTCTCGGCTGCCGCCAGACAGGTTGCCTGCAGCGTTTGTACCAGATACATAGTAGCTGGTGTCTTTGCGAGGGTTTCGCACGGCTTGCGGGTCCTCAACCGGGAACTCGCCCAAATGTAACTGAGGGTGATCTGGATCCCAGCACTCAGGGCACACAAGCGCATTGAATACCTTGCCCTTGATGATCTCTGTCTTCAGGTCTGTGAGCTTGTACTGCTGCCCACAACGATCGCACATGGCGATCGAGTTCTTACCTGAAGCAAATCTATTTCCCATGCTCAGCCAATATACATCTGACGGGGCACGAACCGATCCGCTGCTTTTTCACGGTCTTCCGTAGCAGCGGCTTCCCAAGCCTCATCGTATTGCATTTTCAGCACTTCCAAACGCGGCAAAGCGTTGGGCAGCTTCAAAGACAAATAGTACGCAAGTCCTGCCACAAGGCAGGGCAAGAAACGGAAAGGCACATCCATTGTGTTTGTACCCGAACCCGCATCTTGGATGCGACGCAGTCGCCAATACACAAACGTATAAGGCTGGCTGTCATCGGGAACGGGCCAAACCGTGATGGTAGGCGTTGTGGTCCTACGGTCAATATAGACCTGAATAGGGCGGGCTTGTTGCAGCTTGTTTGGGATCGTGGAGTACGTCGACACGCTGATGCGTGTGATGTTCAAATCGGCCTGCGTAGCAGCCGTTCCAGCCCCAGTACGAATGACGTGTTCAAGCAA